ACCTGAGCAATTACGGGATGCAGGACTCGGAGATCATTATGCGGATCACGATCGGGCTTTGTTTTATCATAATGCAGCAGGTGTTCCGTTTACTGCAACTTATATCCAAGCTAAAGGTGATCCGATTGTACTTAAAGACATAAATTAGATACGCCAAGTTATATCAAGGTTTCCATCAGTTAAAACCAAAGAATCAATCAACTTAGCAATAGTCGTTTTAGCTTTTTTTCTATCTAAACTTTTAATGTCAGGAAGTAACAACTCCGCTTTTTCCTTAAGTGCTTTTGATGTATCAATTTGTTTTAAGCCTTCCAATTGATTACGTAGTAAAGTTCTTTGTTCTTTTACATAAACTGTTGATTTTTTCAAGTCCTCCTCTTCAATTAGACCTTTTCCGAATGCTTCTATTTGCCTGAGCATTTGTTGGTCTAACTCCTTTAATGTTCTCTCAATTTCCTTAATTTCTTCTTGGTCGGCACTTATTGCAACTTTAACTTCTATATCCTTAGATGATGATTTTGTTATTAGTTCAATTTGTTTTATAACTTCTTGTTCAAGTTCATCCCTATGAGCAAAATGATGTTTACATCCATATTTAGTCACATAAGATGAACAAATGTATCGATGATACTCGTATACTTTTCCACCAGAACGTTTATGCCTAGCAGTACTACCCTTCATTGTGGAACCACAGTGACCACATTTTATAAGTCCTGTTAGTAAATATGTTTCATTTTCATGGTGTTTATTGAGTTTCCTGGCATCAAGAATATTTTGTAGCTGATCAAAGCGTTCCGGGGTGATAAAACCTTTATGGTTATTTCTGTTGATGATCCATTCTTCTTTCGGCCTCATAACTATTTTGCCGTTACTGTCTTTTTTCCTCTTGTTAAATACCCTTATACCTGCAATTGTTTCAGTTCGTAGTAATCGTCTAACCGATGTACTGTCCCATTCTTTCCCTCGTTTAGTAGTTATTCCCATACTATTTAGCCATTGGGCAATAGATCTAGTACCATATCCATTTTCAGCCATTTCAACCATTCGCAGCCCGTATTTAGCTTCTTTTTCGTTTAAAATGTATTTACCATCAACAATATCAAAACCAAAACATGGACCTGACAAAGCTTTATCTGTATTTCGTGCAAGTGAGGACATATTATCTTTAACACGTTCACTTGTTCTACCTCGTTCAAATTCCGCAAATACACCTAATAGATGTAATACCATTCTTCCGGCAGCAGTTGAGGTATCAAAACTTTCTGTTGCAGATACATAATTACAATCATTAGATTCCATGAATTTTATCAATTGTAATAAGTCGAGTAGGTTTCTACTTAATCGATCGAGTTTAGTTGTTATAATAACGCTTACTTTTTTGTGTTCAACGTCTTTTAAAAGTTTTTGTAAGTTAGGTCTTTTTAGACTCCCAGCTGAATATCCATCATCAATATAAAAGATAGGTGTATCCCATCCCATTACTTTGGCATACGCTTCTAATCTCTCTCTTTGCTCCGTCAATGAATTTCCTTTTTCTGCTTGTTCATCTGTACTCACTCTAAGATACGCTGCTACTTTCAAGTGTTATACCACCTTTCAATTTTTAATCGTCGAACCATTCAATGACACCTAAAGGATTAAAACAGATTGCGTAGTTTTCATATTTAACTGTATCTCCAAATTTTTCACGATACCTTTCAATTGCACATTCTAAAAATGGTTCCGTAACACCTAAAAATTCTGCTAATTCAAATCTACCTGTTACATGATTTTTATGCGCATCTATAATTTTATGCAGTGGCACTAATTTTTCATATCCCCATGATCGAGCAAGTTTTTCTTGCTTTCTATTTATCAGCTTTGTTTGGTCAGTAATATCACCATATGATGTATGATAATGACCAAGTTCCTCAGCTAATATACAATACTTTTCTGTTGCTGTTGGAATATTTTTATTTAGCCAAATAGTATTTTCACCATACAGACCTTTGATTTTACCTGTTAAAGGTATCTCAAAAACTGAAAGACCTAGTGAAATTGCTTCTGACAATAATTTTTCGTATTCCATGAGACCCACCTAATTCTGTCTTTTTGTTCTAATAAATTCTTTGAAACGTTCAATTTCTTCCAATTCTTCCTCTGTCCAGTCTTCACCATCATGATGAGCTGCTATGGTTGTGATGTCGTTATTATCTTTTTCAGCTTTTCCGTTAGCCATTTTTTCTAATTGCTCTGTAGTTATACCTAACCCTTTACACACTTTTAATACATTATCAACAGTTGCGTTACCGATACCTCTAGCTAACATAGATCTAAGTGTTGTATATGGGATATTAATATTTTCGGCAAATGCCTTCTTGTTTGGCCAATTTTTATCTATTAACTCTTCTATAATTTTTGTTCGTTTATCCTTCAATTTCCAACGCCTCCTCTTTCAATACGATTTTTCGTATACGCTTAATTTTATTATATCAATTTCTTAAAAAATGTAAATATATAAAATACGAAATTGAGAATTTTTTACTATGAAAGCAGTTGACATATTACGAAAATGAGTATAATATCTAATTAACGATACGAAATTGAGTACCTAAGCGGAAGGAGGGTTATCATTTTGTTAAACAACTTAAAAGCAGAAATGGTTAGGCATGGTGTGAAGGCAAAGGATATCGCAGATTTATTACATGTTAGGTTAGCTACAGTTTATGACAAATTAAATGGTCATTACGAGTTTACATTTAACGAAGCATTAAAAATTAAACATAATTTTTTTCCAAATTATGACCTTGAGTATTTGTTTGATAAAAATAATCAGCAATTTAAAGAAAAACAAGGGCAGTCCACCTGAAAGTACCGCATACCTTTTTATCAGGAGGTGCGTAGTTATGAAAAAGCAAAAATTCAAAGTTCGGCACTTCAGGTTGATTGATGGGAAGAAGGTTGAATTTAATCCTTATGAAAATGAACAACTAGCAGATAAATGTAAACTAGCCCTAGCTTTTATGATTACAGGTAAAGAACATGTATTGGTTAATAACAGGTAATCCGTATGGATTGCCACATAGGACAAGCTCTTAAAATTCAAGGGGGTGAAACAAAAATGGTCAGACTAACTTGGGAAAACGATAAGTACAGAGTACTAGTTAGAAGGTTCGAGGGGGATAATCAAATACTTGTCGATTACTGGCAATTAGACAGAACCGGTAATACAAAAGCGATACGATATAAAGATTTACCACAGTATGTAATAGAAAAAATCAATGAATTGAAATCATTAGCAAATCACATGGAAGGAGGTGAAATAAGATGAAAGAGTCATTGAAAGCACAAATTAATTTTAAAAATGAGGTAAAAAAAGTGATGCACAATTTAGAAATTAATCGTGGGCGAATATTCATAGATGGTTTCGAAATTAAAAATGTTACAGGCTATAACCTTAAGAGCTCCGGTAAAAAAGGAATAGCGGAGCTCGAATTAAGGTTAATAGTTAACAACTCAAAAGCCATCCTTAATCATTGCACTAACTATATTGATAGCGATTTTAGTCAAAGTGTCAAGTGAGAATGAACCAATTGATTTTGCTTTTTCTTTCGTTTTGTTCCAAATATTTTCGGACCGGATGTTTGCTAAAAATTCATGACCTTTAGGGGAAAGATCTTGAATTAAACAACCATCACCCATAAACCATGTAACTTTGGTTAAAAGTCCAGAAAGCTCACATTGTTTTATGTGATATAAAATTTCTTCGGATGAATAAGGTTTCAAAGTTTCAATTTCATTATCGGGATAAAACTCCATGAAATTTGAATAGCTTGTGGTTTCTTCAACGACAAGAAGAATATCTCTAATACAGTCTGGGTTTAATCTCATATACGTCACCTCCTTCCAAATACAAAATTCGACGGGAAGCGAGGAAATACCTTTATAGGAGGAAAAAACATGTCGTTAAGTAATAGTTTAAAAGATTACATCTTTGATGGTGATTTAAGTACAAAGCTTGAAAACGTGGAGTACTCGACAAATTTAAGGGATATTGTAACGGTTGGGTACATGATTGAGCACTTTAAAGGGAGTGACGAACAATGATGTATAAAAAAAAGACCACTCGGTAAAGTGGCCAAAGAAAATCAATTTCTAAATAGATTATAACACGAAAGGAGTTTTTATGAAATGTCCAATAAAGCAATTGACTTGCAACTATCACAATTGGCCAATGGAGCAATCCAGGAAAAATTAGATTATCAATTAAAAAAAGTTTTTGAAAACATACATGACCCGAACACAAAAGCCGAAGCTAAACGGACAATCACAATTAAACTTGAATTTGTCCCGGATGAAAACCGCCAAACGATAAAAGTAAATTGCGATATGTCTCATAATCTTGCAAATGTTAAGGGTGTATCCATGACAGTATTAACTGGGAAAGATTTATCTAATGGAAAGATTGAAGCTCGGGAACTTAAATCAAATATACCCGGACAAACTTATTTTGATGATGATGGTATTAAATCAGATGTTGGGATACCAATTGATGTCATTGAACGCGAGCAAAACCGAAAAATTATTAATCTACAGGAAAATAGGGGGTAACAATTCATGATAAAAGAAGCACTCAAATATTTAATGGATCTGTCAATTAAACCGGATGAAAGAGTCGTAGATATTACCGATGCTGAAGGAAATAACCGCACATTCATTATTGATAGTGAGGGAGACCCAAAGGAAGTTAAACCACTAATTACTCGCGCAACAGAACCATTACGTATCAATACGCTAACAGGTTTAGTTGAATATGTGAAAGCAAACCTTGAAAGAACAAACTCACAATTCTTCTTACAAGTACTTGATGAAAAAACAGTGCTTTTAAAAGGGTTGTTAGATAGTCTAGGAGGTCGTGAAACATTAATTATTGCTGAAGCAATTACTCCGACATTTAATTACGGATATTTCCTAAGCACAGAAGAGCTTATCATTGCTTTCCAATCAAAATTTGTTCAAACAAAAGACAGAGACTTGTTGTTGAAAGTGGTTGGAAATGTTAAGGAAGAAAACGTTCGTGAGACAGGTGATAACGGAATTGCTCAAGCCGTAACCATTAAAACTGGTGTTGCTTCGGCTGCTGATGTACTAGTTCCTAACCCTGTAAATTTAGCGCCTTATCGAACATTTCTTGAAGTAGAACAACCTACAAGTAATTTTATTTTTCGAATGAAAGATGGTCCGGTTGGTGCAATTTTTGAAGCCGATGGGGGAGCATGGAGAAATCAAGCTATAGCCAACGTTCGTGAATACTTAGCTACTGAATTAGAATCAGAAATTGAAAAAGGGAGAATTACTATTATCGCTTAAGGAGGGACGTGATCATGATAAAAATTAACAAGCTGGAAATAGAAAATGTAAAACGTGTAAAAGCTGTAAAAATTGAGCCTACTTCATCCGGCCTAACCATCGTTGGCGGAAAGAATAATCAAGGTAAAACAAGTGTATTAGATGCAATAGCTTGGGGGCTGGGCGGTAACAAATACAAGCCTAGCCAAGCAAATCGTGAAGGTAGTGTTGTACCGCCTTACTTACACATTGTTTTATCTAATGGTTTGGTAGTTGAGCGTAAAGGTAAAAACAGCGATTTAAAAGTTATTGACCCGAACGGCCAAAAGGCAGGGCAACAGCTTTTAGATAGTTTTGTAGAAGAGTTGGCTATTAATCTTCCGAAATTCATGAATTCGACAAGTAAAGAAAAAGCAAATATCTTACTACAGATTATCGGTGTCGGGGACAAGTTGGCAGAACTCGAGAGAAAGGAAATGGAGCTTTACAACAATCGTCATGCAATAGGTCAGATTGCAGACCAAAAAGCGAAATTTGCCAAAGAACAACCGTATTATCCAGATGCTCCGAAGGAACTTATTTCTCCGTCTGAGTTGATTAAACAACAACAAGAGATATTAGCTAGGAACGGAGAAAATCAACGGAAAAGACAAAACCTAGCGCAAATCCAACAGCAACATACCTTACAAGGACAAGAAGTTGAACGATTAAGACGACAATTAGCTGAAGCAGAAGCAGTTTATGCTAAACTCGGTCAAGATTTAGCTACTGCACAAAAAGATGCGCTAGACCTGGTAGATGAATCTACAGAAGAGTTAGAAGCTAATATCCAACAGATTGACGAGATTAATAGAAAAGTCCGGGCGAATCTTGATAAAGAGAAAGCCGAAGAAGAGGCAAATGAATACCGAAATCAATACGACAATCTAACCAATCAGATTGAAAAGATTCGTAAGCAGAAAACGGACCTATTAACCAATGCAGATTTGCCTTTAGAAGGCTTATCAGTAGAAGATGGTGAGTTAATTTACAAAGGCCAAAAATGGGATAACATGAGTGGCTCTGATCAGTTAAAAGTATCGACGGCTATTGTTCGTAAATTGAAACCAGATTGTGGTTTTATCCTATTAGACAAATTGGAACAGATGGACTTAGACACGTTAAAAGAGTTTGGACAATGGTTAGAACAGGAAGGATTACAAGCTATTGCGACTAGGGTTTCTACAGGTGATGAGTGCTCTATCATTATTGAGGATGGTTATGCTGTAGGACAGCAATCGGTAGTTGAGCAACCCTCGGTACCAACCGCACCAACATGGAAAGCAGGTGAATTTTAATGAATATAACTCGTGGAAAGGTAGCCAAAGCACAAAAAGTTGTGATTTATGGTCCCGAAGGAATTGGGAAGTCTACATTGGCTTCTCAATTTCCCGAACCTGTTTTTATCGACACAGAGGGAAGTACAGCAAATATGGACTTAGCAAGATTGGACAAGCCGTCAAGTTGGTCATTCTTGTTGCAACAAATAGATTGGGTAAAACAAAACAGACCATGTAAGACGTTAGTTATAGACACAATCGACTGGGCAGAACGCATGTGTATTGAACATATTTGCCAAACAAATCAAAAAAGAAGTATTGAAGATTTTGGTTACGGAGCCGGCTATATCAAATTAGAGGAAGAACTTGGTCGTTTCCTTAATGTTTTGCAAGATGTTGTTGATATGGGTATCAATGTTGTTTTAACTGCCCATGCTCAAATTCGGAAATTTGAACAACCGGACGAAATGGGTGCTTATGATCGCTATGAATTGAAGTTAGGTAAAAAAACATCAGCCCGTACTTCAGCGTTGGTAAAAGAATGGGCAGATATGGTTCTGTTTGCTAATTACAAGATTTACTCCGTAGCTACTGACAAAGACGGTAAAAAACATAAAGCACAAGGCGGTGCTCGTGTCATATATACACAACATCATCCTGCTTGGGACGCCAAAAACCGTCATGGGTTACCTGAGGAGATACCTATGGATTATTCATACATTGCACATATTTTTAATGATGTACCAGGACAAACAACGCAACAACCTACACAAGTTGTGGAAACATGGTCGTCAGTTCCATCAGAGAGCGTAGAACAACAAATAGTACAGCAATCTGAACAAAGCATTGAACAACCAACAATTGCAACAAGTCAACCAGATATAACAACGGAAACATCTAATACAGTTGAATTAAACCCAATGATACCAAAATCGTTACGGGATCTAATGGTTCAAAACAATGTTTCTGAAGAAGAAATTCAAATAGTTGTTAGCAAGAGGGGTTATTACCCAATGGGAACACCTATCACAAACTATGATCCCGGATTTGTCGAAGGTGTATTAGTTGGTGCGTGGCCACAAGTATACGGAATGATTGAAGAGTTTAGAAAAAGTTTACCATTTTAAAATATTAGGAGGAATTATATATGAGTCAAGAAATCGAACGTGAATTAGGTTGGGATGATGAAATAGAAGAAAGTGGTCCGGAGTTTGTCTTACTTCCAGAAGGTGAATACAATTTTACGGTTGAGAAATTTGAACGCAGCCGCCATCAAGGCAGTGCAAACTTGCCTCCTTGTAATATGGCTATTCTTACCTTAAAAATAAACGGTGGGGAACACGGTGAAGCAACTGTTATTCATCGATTATTCTTGCATTCCAAAACAGAAGGCTTCTTATCTCGATTTTTTGAATCGATTGGGCAGAAAAAAGAAGGAGAACGAATTCGTATGAATTGGAATGCTGTTTTTGGAGCAAAGGGTAGATGCAAGTTAGAAATCAATACGTATATGAAAGATGGTCAGGAGCGAAAAAATAATCAAATTAAATCATTTTTACCATACTCGGAATATCTAAAACATGCAGGAAGTGGACAGATTAGAACACCGTTACAACAACCACTTCCAACAGACCAAACAATGCAGCAACCATTTCCAACTAATACACCACCGCAACAACAAGGCGGATTTGTGCCAGGGCAATTTTAGGAGGTAAACTATGGAACTTAGAGATTATCAACAAGATGCCCGTGAATCTATTCAAGCAGAATGGGACAAGGGTATTAAAAAAACTTTACTCGTATTACCAACAGGTACAGGCAAAACAATCGTTTTTAGTAAGGTTATTGAAGACAGAGTTAAAAAGGGCGAGCGTGTTCTCGTCCTTGCCCATAGGGGCGAACTCTTGGAACAGGCAGCAGACAAGTTAGAAAAAGCAACTGGTTTAAAATGCGCCACTGAAAAAGCAGAACAAACTTCATTGGGTAGTTGGTATCGTGTAGTCGTTGGTAGTGTGCAAACATTGATGCGTGAAAGTAGATTAGAACGATTTCAAAAAGACTTTTTCGACACAATCATCATTGATGAAGCCCATCACTGCATATCAGATAGTTACCAGCGTGTATTAAATTATTTTGAAGATGTAAATGTATTAGGTGTAACTGCTACACCAGACAGAGGAGATATGAAGAATCTAGGCTCCTACTTTGAATCATTAGCATACGAATACACGCTTCCCAGAGCCATAAAAGAAGGTTATCTATCACCAATCAAAGCATTAACCATTCCTTTGAAATTAGATATATCACAAGTCACTCAATCAGCTGGTGACTTTGCAGCTGGACAACTTGGAACAGCATTAGATCCATATCTGGAATCTATTGCTGATGAAATGTGGAAAGTAGCTAAAGATAGAAAAATAGTTGTTTTTCTTCCACTTGTAAAAACAAGCCAAAAGTTCACTGAAATTTTAAATCAAAAAGGCTTCCACGCAGCAGAAGTAAACGGAGAATCTAAAGACCGTGAACAGATATTAGAAGATTTTAATAAAGGTAAGTATAACGTACTTTGTAATTCCATGCTTCTGACTGAAGGCTGGGATTGTCCTTCCGTTGATTGTGTAGTAGTTCTTAGACCGACAAAAGTAAGAAGTTTATACAGCCAGATGGTTGGGCGTGGTACCCGACTTCATCCTGGTAAAACTGAATTGTTGCTACTTGATTTTCTTTGGCATACAGAAAGGCACGAACTATGTCATCCAGCACATTTGATTGCCGATAATGAAGAAGTTGCTAAAGCCATGACCAAGCAAATTGAAGAGGCTGGAGTACCGCTTGATTTGGAAGTAGTCGAAAAACAAGCAGAAGAGGATGTTATCGCTCAACGTGAAGAAGCATTGGCCAAACAGTTAGCGGAAATGAGAAAACGAAAACGCAAACTAGTGGATCCATTGCAATTTGAAATGAGTATCCAAGCTGAGGACCTATCCAGTTACGTACCAACTTTTGGCTGGGAAATGGGACCACCAAGTGAAAAGCAGAAAAAAACATTAGAAAAGCTTGGAATTCTACCAGATGAAATCGAAAATGCTGGGAAAGCTACTAAACTATTAGAACGATTAGAGAGACGCCGTGAACAAGGGTTAACTACTCCTAAGCAGATTCGTTTCCTTGAAGGTAGAGGTTTCCAACACGTAGGCACCTGGTCGTTTGAAGCAGCTAAAAAGTTAATCGATCGTATTGCAGCTAATGGATGGAGAAATCCACCAGAAATAAATCCTAAAGAATATAGACCGGAGAGTTAATCTATGAAAAAAATTTATGTACAAGATTATTTAGTGAAAAACGTTGATGGGGAGAAGCTTCAAGTTGTTAAAACATATGAATCTAAGCCACGACGATTTGATTATATCTTTTGGTTAGATAACAAATGTCATGATCATAAGGAGGATAATATCAAATGAAAAACACATTAGCTGATTTAAATAATCATCTTTTCGCACAACTTGAACGTCTAAATGATGAAGATTTGAAAGGGGAAGAATTAAAAGAAGAGATTAACCGCTCAAAAGCAGTTATGGGTATTGCGAAAAACATTATAAATACGGGTCATTTAGTACTTCAAGGTCAAAAATTTATGGATGAAAGATTAGGTACTGACGCTAAACTACCGAAAATGCTCGAGGGTGATAAGTAGTGCCACGTAAAATATGGACGGAAGAAATGTATCGATATCTCCGGGAGATTTCTCCCGGTAGGTACAATACCGAAATCGCCGAGATGGTAAATAAAAAATTTGGGTTTGATTTCACGATAGAGCAAATAAGGAACGCTAAAAGTAGAAAAAAAATAAAAAGCTGTGTTTCGAGGCATAAACCGAATCCTGATGAAGGGCTGTTTAACGCAGAACAAAAAGAATTCATAAAAAATAATGTAAAAGGTTTATTTAATCAAGAACTGGCCGACTTGGTAAATAAAAAATTCAAACTTTCTGTCACTGCTGAACAAATACGGATATATAAGCAAAATCATAATTTAATCAGCGGTATAAATACTCAATTTAAAAAAGGACATAAACCATGGAACAAAGGTATGAAAGGGCTGCAAATAGGTGGTAAGGAAACACAATTTAAAAAAGGACAAAGTCCTATTAACTATATGCCTATAGGTACTGAGCGAATTGATAGTAAGTATGGATATACGCTAGTTAAAGTTCGGGATGACGGCCCTCTACAAGGTAGGTGGAAACATAAGCATGTTGTCTTGTGGGAAAGCGTAAATGGTCCAGTTCCAGCAGGTTATGTTGTTGCTTTTGCCGATCAAGACAAATCAAATATTACTTTAGAGAATTTAATACTTGTTTCTAGGAAACAGCTTGCTCTTATGAATAAGAATGGTTATTTCCAAAAAAATGCGGATTTAACAAAAACTGGTCTTGTAATGGCAGACATCCATTTAAAAATAGGCGAACTGAAAAGAGTTGTGACATATGGAAAAAACTAAACTAGATTTAATTAAGTTACTAGATTATATAGATCCATCAATGCTGGAATATCAAGAATGGTTGAATGTCGGTATGGCCCTAAAACACGAGGGCTATACTGCAGCAGACTGGGATGATTGGAGCAAACGGGATGAGCGAAGATACCATCCCGGGGAATGCTTCAAAAAGTGGACATCATTTGAGGGTAGTGGCATTACTGGTGCCACTATCACTCAAATGGCCAAAGATAACGGATGGGAACCAAAAAGAAGCAAAGAAGAATACGAATTGTCCTGGGACGATGAAATATCAGGTAACGATGATTATGTCGTTATTGATAAAAATTGGATTGAAGGAATGGAGATTCAAGAACCGACAAATTGGAATCCGGTTCAGGAAATCATCCGATATCTGGAAACGCTATTTGAATCGACTGAAAATGTTGGTTACGTTACAGAAACATGGGAAAAAGACGGCAAATATTTACCTACTAAAGGAGCATACGACCGTACAGCTGGCCAATTAATCCAAGAGTTATCCAAATGTAACGGAGATATAGGGGCTGTTTTAGGCGACTACAATCCGGAAGCAGGAGCATGGATACGTTTCAATCCATTGGATGGAAAAGGTGTTAAGAATGAGAATGTCACTGATTTTAGATATGCGCTAGTAGAATCAGACTCGATGGATTTAGAAAAACAAAATGCTATTTTACGGGAATTAGAACTTCCTATTGCTGTCCTTGTTTATAGCGGAAAGAAAAGCATTCATGCAATCGTAAAAATAGATGCTGCCAATTATGAAGAATACAGAAAGCGTGTAGATTATCTATATGATGTTTGTAAAAAGAATGGATTAAAAATAGATAGCCAAAACCGTAATCCTTCTCGGTTATCAAGAATGCCTGGTGTCGAACGTAACGGTAAAAAACAATTTATTATTGATACCAATATCGGCAAAAGCAATTGGGAAGAATGGCATGAATGGATTGAGGGTATAAATGATGATTTACCTGATCCGGAAAGTTTAAAAGATTATTGGGACCATATGCCGGACCTTGCACCACCACTTATCGAAGGGGTACTCAGGCAGGGGCATAAAATGCTAATGGCAGGGCCGTCTAAGGCTGGCAAATCATTTGCCTTAATTGAGTTATCCATTGCGATTGCGGAAGGGGTTAAATGGATAGGTTGGCAGTGTACCCAAGGGAAAGTATTATATGTCAATTTAGAGTTAGATCGTCCAAGTGCTTTACATCGTTTTAAAGATGTTTACCAAGCGTTAGGCATCCAACCAAAAAACATAGGAAATATCGATATTTGGAACCTGCGTGGGAAGTCGGTGCCAATGGACAAGCTGGCTCCTAAATTAATCAGACGAGCTCAGAAAAAGAATTATATTGCGGTTATTATTGACCCTATTTATAAAGTCTTAACGGGTGATGAAAACAGCGCTGATCAAATGGCTCACTTTACAAATCAGTTTGACAAAATCGCTACAGAATTAGGTTCTAGTGTTATCTATTGTCACCATCATTCTAAAGGGACACAGGGCAATAAGAAATCAATGGATAGGGCGAGTGGTTCAGGCGTATTTGCCCGGGATCCCGATGCCCTGATTGACCTGGTTGAGTTGGAGCTTACCGATGCCCTAATCAAGCAACAAGAAGGTAAAGTAGTAGCTGAAATATATGCAAATGCCATTAAACAAGTAAACTTTGACTACTATGATGAACACATTGGTCCAGATGATGAACAAAGTGTTTTCCAAATGGTTGAACATGCAAAACGTGTACTTTCGCAAGAACAGCTGGCACAAGTAGAATCAGAAATTGCTAAAGCTGTAAAAAGTATTCGCATAAGGTCAGCATGGCGCGTTGAAGGAACATTACGTGAGTATCCAAAGTTTGAGCCTGTTAATATGTGGTTTCAGTATCCTATCCACAAAGTTGATGATACAGGGATATTAAAAGACATCGAGCCAGAAGGGAACCTACCTCCGTGGAAGAATGCCATGAATAAACGCAAGGATCCGGACAAAAAGAAACAAGAACGTATAGAAGCATTAGAAATGGCCTTCGAAGCGTTAGACGATGGCAAAAACCCCGTGACAGTCTATGACTTGGCTGAATATATGGGAGTTAACGATAGAACTGTTTGGCGAAGAATTAAAGAACATGGTGGATTTAAATCTGAGCGTAGGGAAGGCAAAACTAGCATAATCACGAAAAAATAATGTGTGACAAAAACAGAAAATGTCTCACTTGTCATTAATCCTATAAGTGTGACAAAAACATTAAAGTACGTTTATGTCTCACTATGACAATTATATGCGACAAAAACATTTTTTCTTGTTTTTGTCGTAGGAGGACAAAAACACTATATAAATATATATTTTTTTCTGTCACACGTGCGTGTGTAGTCGTGTGGGTGTAGTCGTGTGGGTGTAGTCGTGCGTGAGCAAGCACGACGACCTACAACCACACACTAGACTACAAGGGCCAAAAGTTTAAAATAACAAAACGTAATAATTACGATTTAGAAAGGCGGGTGATCTTTAATGAGAAATAAGTATCCAGGTTATTGCTACAGGTGTGGAGGATACGTTGGAAAAGGAGAAGGTCATTTTGAAAGAAAAAAAGGTTACTGGCGATTGCAGCATGCAGAATGCGCTATTAAATATCGAGGTACCAATGTACAAGGTAATGGAGTACGACCGGAGGTGAGTAAATGACGACTGAATTCTTTATGCCGATGAAAAAAGTTCCAACCGTAACTCATCAAACGAAAAAAGTCCGTGTCGTTAATGGTAAACCGATGTTTTATGAATCAGCTGACTTAAAAGCAGCACGTTCTAAATTGATGGCACATTTAGGCCAGCATGTTCCGGAAAAGAAATATACAGGACCAATTAGATTAATTACAAAATGGTGCTTTCCTATCACAGGTAAACATACTGACGGCGAGTATAAATATACCAAGCCAGATACAGATAATCTACAAAAACTATTAAAAGACTGTATGACCGATTGTGGTTACTGGAAAGATGACGCTTTAGTAGTTTCGGAAATTACAGAAAAGTTTTGGGCAAACGTCCCAGGTATTTATATAAAAATCGAGGCGATTTGATGGACTACCAAAAGTTTTATAACGAAGTCGTGGATTGGATAAATACTGCAAATCAGATGGCCATGAAATATGGTTTAGATAGTATGGACTTTTGGAACTGGGTTACGTATTCAACCGGTGAACTGGGGAAGAAGTACAACAATCATCCATTGGTAATCAGGCAAATGGCCATGTTATACGATTGGCTAGATGATATTTATGCGGAAAAGGAGATGTGAAAAATATGGTCGAGAACAAAATGACCTTTGACAAGCATATGTTTAAGAAGCATGCGCCTTTAGATATTAAAAAACTATTATCATCACATGTCGACAATCTGGATGGTAAAGAAGTCGTATTTAACAAAGAAAAATTCGGGATTATAACTGAATATGAAGTGGATGGGCAGCTGTTTTACTTATATCCAGTATCAAAAGATTGGTGCACGAATGGGGATGATAAAAGTGAGAAAAGTTAAATTCACTATCTCATTGGGGTTAGTCGGTTGTCGTAGGGAAGATGTAATCGAGTTTGAAGATGACACAACAGACGAAGAAATTCAACAAGCATATACAGATTGGATGTACGAACAAATTGACGGTGATTGGGAAGAGGTGGAAGAATGAACGTTGCAGCAAAACCAAGAAAAGTTACGTTTAAACATGCAGAAGCAGAATGGTATAACTACTATCACACGTTAAAAGAGATTGCCAGACTACGAGAAGAAATCATGTCACCTTTCCGGGATGAAACTGACGAGAACAGGGGCGGCGGAAAGTCCAATATTCCCGGAAAGCCAACAGAACGAATTGCGACTAGACTAGCAACAAACAAAAAGCTGGAGTATTTAACAGAGATTGTTGAGGCAATCGAACAAGTTTACAACGCATTGCCGGACGACTATAAAAAGTTGGTAAGGTTGAAATACTGGAACCGCAATAAAAGGCTGACGTGGGAGGGAATAGCCGGGGAATTGCATGTAAATCGAGCAACGGCTATGCGTTGGAGAGATAGCATCATTCAAGCGACAATTGAACTTCTTGGATGGAGATAAAAAGTTGCGACTAAAATGCGACTTTTGACGTCTAAAAAAGTGCTAATATGGTAATGTGGGCGAAATGGTAGAAACCATTAAAACCCGCAAAAAATAAGCTGTTGACGAGTCTAATTAGTCTTTTATTTGTCCCTTTTATGAAGGACTTGGCCAGTTGCAAGTCGCCTAGGTTGTGGATAACTTAGGCGACTCTTTTTATCGTGTTTTCCTCCTTTTCTTTATATAGATTAGGTCATTGTGGGAATGTAATCCTCGTAAAGGCGTGTGGGCGGGACGCAGGGGATAAAGAAGGAATTTCTTTCTTTTTGCCGAATACAGTTGTTATAATTGACAAAAAGGAGGAAATGAAAAGCATGAAAAAATTCCTTTCAATTGTTTTTCTTTTGGTTTTAGCGGCTTGTTCGGGACAACAAAACGAGCTAGATAATTTTGTCAAAGCGTACAATGGAAATGTTGATGGTTCACTAAACGCCATTGACAAAAATGAGATTGATGAAATCAGAGAGGAAGAAAACGGTAAATGGCAACAGATAGTAAAAGAAGATGGGAAGTATACCATCGAGGCAAAATATGACGAGGATAATAACATTATCGGGTATCATATCGGGATTGATGACGCTGAATCTTATGAAACCATGAAGGGCGAAGGTTTCAAAGCTTCAACAGCGATAATTAAAGCACTTGATTTAGATAGCGATAAGTACATTGAGGGATACGTACAAGCCATGGAGAACGGAGAGTATTCGTATGAAGACGGTGCTTATAGTATATCATTTTCAGATATGGTGATAGCGGATGATCACACCGGGCTATATATAAACTTTGACAAAGCATCTCAATAAAATGAGGTGCTTTTTTAATTAGGTGATACCTATGGACTTACAAACTATTAAACGGTTAATACAAGAAGGGAAGCTAGTTAAATTCTACCAGTGCAAAGAGTGGAGAACATTACGACTGAAAGCCTTGGAACGCGATAACTACGAATGCCGAGAATGTAAGAAGCGAGGGAAGGTTACAACAAGCAAAGATACAAAGTTAGAAGTCCATCACATCAAAGAGGTTAAGAAACATCCAGAACTTGCTTTGGTATTGAGCAACCTTAAAACAGTCTGTGTTGATTGCCATAACAAAGAGCATGGGAAGTTGGATAAGTATATTAAGCAAAAGAGATTTTGGAGTGATGAGAGGTGGTAAAGATGAAAGGCAAGCTAATGACTCATAGGTGTATGGATAAAGCATGTGGCTATGAAGAAACATCTCATAAACTTCGAGACGGAATGAGATGTCCAAAATGTAACGGTCCGGTTTTTAGTTATCTTGTTAAGAAGGAAAAAATTAAAAAGCACCCCCCGGTCAAAAAGTTTTAACCATTTTTGGGGAACGTTGAAACGGGAAGGGGCTTATCGGAGAAAACATTATTTTCGATTCTCACATGAGGGGAGGGGTGAAATTGGCGAAATTAAGTAGAAAAAAACAGAACGGATTGATTCAACATGAAGTTGATCGGCTGAATGCGATATTTGTAGATTTGCCTGATAGCGATAAAGAAATTGCTAAAGAACTTATCGAACGAATTGCATTCATGACTATCCAACTTGAGGTACTAGAAGATGACATTAAACTCAAAGGCCCAACCTACATGTTTGAAAATGGAAAGCAAAAAATGCTAGTTGAAAACCCCGCCCAAAAATCTTACAACACCATGATGAATCGGTATACGGCCGCATATAAGGAACTCTTTAATCTAGCAAAGAAATTGAACAGTAGTGATGATGATGAGTTCGAAGACGTATAAGTATGACCCGTATATCGATGAATATTTGAGAATGGTTGAAAAAGGAGAAATCGAATCATGTGAGGAACAGAAACAACTTACTGAATTCATCCGTTGGAAACTAGATCAACCGGGAATTGTTATCGATCACGAAGCCATAGAAAAGTCAATCAACACTCCCAGTAAATATTTTCCATATCAGTTGTTCCCGTGGGAAAAATTTATAAACGCCTTTATATACGGTGTAAGGCATGATGACGGACGATTAGTATTTGACCGTTTTCTTATTTTGATTGGACGGGGAGCCGGGAAAAATGGGTATGTTAGTTGGAACTCGTTTTATTTGCCGACCGGACACCACGGCATAAAAAACTATGATGTTGACATTGTCGCGACATCTGAAAAGCAGGCAAAAACATCATTCGAAGATGTTTACAACGTTCTTGAAGAAAATTGGTCGAAACTAAAAAAGACATTCTATAAGTCTTTAACTTTGATTAAACATCGAGGGACAAAATCAAAACTTGAGTACAATACTTCCAACGCGCGGACTAAAGATGGTAAGCGAAGCGGATGTGTGATTTTCGACGAAGTTCACGAGTATGAAGATTACAGCACAATCAAAGTTTTTACGTCGGGTTTAGGTAAGAAAAAGGATCCACGAATTTTCTACATTACAACTGACGGATATGTTCGCGGCGGCGTCTTAGATGATTTAAAAGAAGAAGCCAAAATGGTTCTTAATAAAGAGCTTCCTAATTCGACTTTGTTTCCATTCATCTGTAAATTAGATGATCCAAGCGAAGTTGACGACGAAACAAAATGGGAAAAGGCAAATCCGTCATACCGGTACAATGAGGACTTACGGCATGAAATGAGAAAAGAATATGAGCAAGGAAAAATCAATGCCGCTATCCGTATTGAGTTTATGACAAAAAGAATGAATTGCCCGGTTGATGATACGAGGAAAGAGGTTGCAACATATAAAGAACGATTGGCGACCGATCAACCTTGGCCAGATGAACAAGAAATAAAAGGCATCGAAGTTATTGCCGGTGTTGACTATGCTCAAATTCGTGACTTTTGTTCAGTGGGAGTTTACTTTAAAAAAGATGGTAAACGTTACTGGAAACAACATTCCTTTATGCACCACACCGCCCCAAAATTGCAATCGATCAATCAAGAGATACTGAACTTAGCAATTGAAAAAAATTTACTCACAGTTGTGTATGATGATTCGATTACGGCGCAACACCCATTAGGTTGGTTGATTGAACAGTGCAAAATTTATAGAGTTAGGAAGGTTGCTATGGACGAATACCGGGCAGCTATATTACGAAAAGAATTTGAAGAAGCCGGTTTTACAGTTGAAGTTGTGCGACGCGGTCCGGCAACTCATGCCAGGTTATCACCGCTGATTGAACAAATGTTTGTTGAAAAGAAAATCGTCTTTGGTGACGATCCGCTAATGCGGTGGTATGTGGGAAATGTGTACAAGGAAGAAAAAGGCAACGGGAATATTGAGTACAAAAAAATTGACAAAGAGAAACGGAAAACGGATGGATTTTTTGCGTTTACTCATGCCTTAAATTTTGACAGCGAGTTAAAAGAACGCAAACCATCGAAACCAATGAAAGCCATTGTTTTTTAGGAGGGGGTGATAGTTTGGGATTATATAGTTTTTTTAAGAGTTTTTTTACTCCAGAAGGAAAGCTATCAGATACGATTGTTTTGGATTTAGCGGTTGAATATCATGTGAAGCGTTTGGCTGTCCAGTCATGCGTCAATCTAATCGCAAACACTTTAGTCCGTTGTCCCATCCGGACATATGAAAATGGTAAGGAAATGTTCGGAAATAACCACTATCTGTTAAACGTGGAGCCGAATCAAAACCAAAATGCCAGTCAGTTTTTTCATGAATTTGTTTCAAAATTAGTACTCGATAATGAGTGTCTAGTAATCATGCAAAATGAACAACTTTATGTTGCCGACAGCTTCGAACGAAAAGAATATGCGTTCTATGAAAATGTTTATAAAAATGTTGTTGTCAACGATTTTCAATTGGATAGACAATTCAAAGAAAGCGAAGTTCTTTATTTCGAACTTAATAATAAAAAAATTAAAAATGTCATAGACGACCTTTACAACAGTTATGGAAAACTAATAACCGCGGCAATGAATTATTACAAGCGCTCAAACGCTTTGCGGGTAAAACTGAAAATAGAATCAACAGGACCGCAAACAGACGAGGAGCAGGCTAACAGAGAGGATATGTTTAATTATCAGTTGAAAAGTTTTCTTGAAGCCGAGGGAGCGGCGGCATGGCCAGAACAAGATGATGTAACTTTAGAAGAGTTACAAAACCTATCAAATAGCGGTCGGACAAGCCGAGACATCCGAGCACTCGTAGATGATATTTTTGATTTTGTCAGCACTGCTTTTTTGATTCCAAAAGGATTAATTAAAGGCGATCTCGCCGATGTCGAAAGGCAAACTGACAACTATATCATGTTTTGCATTGCCCCGATTGCTTCACAAATTGAAGATGAAGCAAACAGGAAAATATACAAAAAAGATGGCTATCTGAAAAGAAATTATTTGCGTGTAGACACCTCAATGATTAAGTACACAGATATTGTGAAATTGGCTACTGCAATGGATAAGTTGATTTCTAGTGGAACTCATAGCGTTAATGAAAATCGAATGCTGATCGGTAAAGAACCAATCAATGAGGATTGGGCTAACGAGCACTACATCACAAAGAATTACCAGAAAGCCGAAAATTTCTTTGAAGGAGGTGAGGAAGTTTGAAGAAACGGTTTAAAAATGAAAAATACAATAGCCTGCCGAAAATAGATAAGGTTTTTAAAGCAGAGGCATTAGATGAAGATTCGGCAAAACTAATTATCTATGGGGATATTGGTGAATCATGGTGGGGTGATTATATTACCGCGTCTGATGTTGAAAGGGTATTAAAAGACCTAACAACAAATACATTGCATGTTCATATTAACAGCTATGGCGGTGATGTATTTGAAGGAATCGCAATTTATAATCTACTGAAAAACCATAAAGCAAAAATTGTTATCCATATTGACGGAGTTGCCGCCTCTGCCGCCTCATTAATCGCAATGGCGGGAGATGATATTATTTCCGGAACTGGTGCCATGATCATGGTTCATGAAGCGTGGACATATGCTTACGGAAACAAAACTGATATTCAAAAGGTGTTAAATTCACTTATCGGGATCGACAAGTCTATTGTTGACATATACATGACACGCTTCACAGGCAATCGTTCTGAGATGGAAACATTTGTAAGAAATGAAACATGGTTTACATCTGATGAAGCACTTGAATTTGGGTTGGTGGATAAAGTAATAAACGGTACACAAGATGATGATGAAACTGATCCGGATGATTTCAAAAACAGTGTCCTTGAAAGAATACGGGCGAAAAAAGCAAATGAAAACAACAATATACTAAATAAATTCAAACGCCAAGTATAAGGCGTTATTTCAATTTTAGGAGGTTATCATATGTCAATCAAAAATTTAGATAACAATAAAGGTATCCAAAACAAAGAAGAAAAAATTAAAGCTATGCAACAAGTTTTCGAGAATGGTGACGCTAATGAAGTAGCGGCAAACATTGTTAACTTTATTGACAGTAATTTCGCTATGATTCAAACAATGATGAATGACACACTGAAAGAGGCGAAACAAGCCAATGAAGAAAATTGGGATCAACAGGTTTTGGCTTCTCGAGGTGTTCGCGTTTTAACATCAGAAGAAAAGAAATTTTACAACGCTGCTATTGAGGTCCAATCTTTTGACGAAGTAGTTGAGTTAATGCCCCCAACTATTTTCGAACGCGTATTTGAGGACTTAGAAAAAGAGCACCCACTACTATCGGTTGTTAACTTCCAACAAACCGGGGCAACAACAGCGTGGGTTGTTCGTAAGCCGGGAAATCCTGCCGCATTTTGGGGTGATATTACAAGCTCTATCCAAGAAATGGTTGACGAGGGTTTCCAAACGATTGAACAAGGTATGTACAAACTTAGCGGATTTTTAGTAGTTTCTAAGGCCATGTTTGAGTTAGGGCCCGAATGGTTAGATCGTTATGTTCGTACTTTCATGAAAGAAGTCGTTTCGGACGAATTGGAAAATGTCATTGTAAACGGTGATGGTAATAAAAAACCAATTGGTATGATTCGTGATTTAAACGGTTCTGTAGTTGGTGGAGTTTATCCTGAAAAAACTCCGGTTGTATTACCCGACTTTAAACCTGCTACAATCGGCAAACACATTTTGGCTCCGACTACAAAAAATGGCACACGCCGTTATACCGGAGTAACATTAATTGTTAACCCGTTAGACTATGCAACTAAGTTCTTTGCTTTAGGCGCGAAACAAAAAGATGATGGCACGTGGACATACGATAACTTTTCGGTACCGGGGCTTACTGTTATCCAATCGCCGGCAGTCCCTCTTAACAAAATGGTTGGCGGAAATCCAAAAGATTACTTTATGGGAGTGGCAGTCAACCAAAAACTTGAAACAACTGATGTGTTACGCATGATTGAAGATCAGCGTTTATACCTCATTCGGCAATTAACGAATGGCCGACCATTAGATGCGGATTCGTTTACTGTGTATGACATCTCTGCTTTAGAACCAACAGAACCCGCTCCACAAGTTTAATGGCCTATAAAAATTAGAAAGGGTGAAAAAGATGGCTTATAGAGTGATTAACAGGTTTAAAGATTCAAAGGATAACAATCGTCTTTATGAAGTCGGCGAAGAATATCCAAAAGGGGACTATAAACCAACAAAGGAAAGAATTAAAGAGTTGTCATCTGTCCACAAGAAATACAAAAAGGCATTTATTGAAGAGATTAAAGATGAAAAAACAGGAAAGACATCTTCTAAAAAATAGGAGGTGTCTTTTATGTTAGAAGAATTAAAAAATTATCTGAATATTACTTGGGAAGATGTGGCTACCGACAATAAGTTGCAAGGATTTATTGATGATGGTAAGGCATACCTGAAAGAGGTGGCTGGAACAGATTTAGATTTTGATAACGACCGCTTTGTTAAATCGTTATTGAAAGACTATTGCCGGTACGCATATAATCATTCTTTAGAATTGTTTGAAGTGAACTTTAAAAGGAGTTTGCTAAAGCTGTCTATTCGGGAAGGAGTGAAGGCACATGCCGCAACTCAAACCGATACATGAAATTTTTAACGATGGCTTTTTACTCTATGGACACGACACAACCAAGCGGGAAAACGGAAAACGTGTAGGGGAAGAGTTTACTCAAGAAGGAAAACTCGCTTTTAAATTAATGAGCGCCCGGGACCGAGATTACCAACTTGCCGGGGCTTTAAACGCAACACTTGACTTGAAAGTAAAAACGCTCTTTCCTCCCGGGTTTTGGACAATCAAAAAAACAAAATTGAAATGTGTAATTGATGGCGTCAAGTACGACGTAATCAACGTGGATTGGGATAATGATAAACGCTATCTCTATTTTTATTTGCAGGAGGTTGGTAAAGCATGAATGAGCGTCTAAAAGCGTACATGGATAAGCAACACAATAAACTGACAAACGACCTAACGACAGCTTTCCAACTTCCTGTATTTGTGGACGAAATCGCAGAGGATGAAATCCCGGAAGGCGATTATCATTATTTTTTGATTGTTTACGGAGACATTGAAGGCACTGGTGAAGGTACAGCAAAACAAGAGGTATATGTAGTCTATGTCACAGAAAAAAATCCAAAAGTTGAAGAAAACACAATGGATATTATCGCAATTGGAAACAAAGTGCCGGGATTTGAATTTTATCGTACTGTGAAAGAAAGGTATCGAGAAAATGACACAGACAACTATGTTGATCAAGTAACGATAATCTTCAGGCGGTTGATTAAATATGACAGTTGAATATAAACTGGATTATTCCTCTATTGAGGACTTACAAAAGAAATATAGTCGATTGCCAGAGGACATAGAAAACTTCTTGAATGCTTACTTACACAAAGAAGGCGCAGAAAGAACAATAGATCACATTACTAAACTGATTAAAGTATCCAGACCAACACCAAAAGCGAACGAGCATTTCCCACATGCAAAAACAAGTAAGTGGTCAAAAGTGGAAAAGATCAATCTAGGTTTTACCATCAAGCCAAAAGGCGGAGCCGCTAATAAGTTAAGAAGTTTTGGATATTTAGTATTCCCAAATGAGGGACGCGGGCCGAGGAACCCACTCGAACAAAGGTTTATGGAACGGGGGTTAGAAAACTCACTGTCTCCGATATTAGAAGATATAAATGAATTAGTAGAAAGGAGTTTGAGATAGATGGCAGTAATAGTAAAAGAATTTGATCCGGTATCAGTGAAAAATTCCCATGTACAATTTAAAAACTCGGATGGAACATACGCACCTGGTACAGATTTCGGTTTTATCGGAACGATTAGTGGGGAAACGGTGCTAATCGAGGTTATTAAACGGAAAGAAGGCTTTGAGGCAGGAAAGAAAGTTAAGCCCCAAAAAATGACGCTGAACCTTACCGGACGAGTATATGCTTCGGTGCTCCGGGATATTTTCGGCATTAAATCTGACGGTTTAAAACCCGGAGTTTATTCATATGGTACCGATTCAATCGGTAAGGAGTTTATTTTTACCGCTGATGAGATTGACGATTTTGAAGAAGTCACAAAGTTAACAGCATACATGAATTGCCGAACAGCGTCCGGCTTAACGGTGTCAATCGAAAACGGGGCGAGTGAAGTGGCAGAAATATCACTCACCCTTGAATGCTATCCTGATGACCAAGGTCAAATTAAGTATGAAGCATTTGTATCTGAATTGGATGATACAACTGTTTCGCAACAATGGCACAGCGCCTTTACACGTGAATTAGTAGAGGCGGTACCGACTCCATAATGGCGGGTAAAATCCCGCCTTATTTTTCTTGTAGGTGATCCCCATGAAAATAATTCAAATAAATATAGACGATAAAAATTACAACGCAGCCATCACAAATTATTCCCTTGGCGTTGGTGAAAAATTGGGACTTTTAAAAGGTTCCCAATTGAGTAACGTTCTTACCGAAACAAACATGTTAAGTGTGATTTATCTATCCCTGTTAGGAGTAGAAAAAAACGTCCCCTTCTCTTTTACTGATTTTACAAAGATTGAGTGGGACGAACAGACGGTAAAAGCAATCTATCGAATGCTAATCGAACCCTTTACGACTTTTAAAGAAAACAATTTTGCCAAAGAGATAGAAAAAAATATTAGCAAAATTGTCCCCCAAAACGCTAAACAGATTAAGCCTTT